GCCTCGAGGGCGAGGATGCGGGAAGGGGAGAAGGTGGCGATGTGGGTGGCGTCTTCCTCGGCTTTCGGGCCGTGGTGTTCCGTGACGCAGATCGGCTTCAGGTGCCCCGGAACGTCCTCGCAGACGAGGAAGCTATCGCCCAGCAGCCCCGAGATTATGACAGTCCACTCCCCCTGCGTCGCCGCCTTCGCAACAGCTTCCAGGGCGTCTAGGTCATTGGTCATCGGTCACTCCACATGAACACGGCGGCGAAAAGTGAGACGCAGGCCGCAGTCCACAGGTAGAAGAACCGTAGGCCCCTCCAGTGTTCGGCGTTCCAGTCCCAAGCCAGGAAGGCGAAGGCGGCGTAAAAGGCTGCGAACACGGCCACGACGGAAATGACCACGCGGACGGAGCGGCTAAGCCTCATCGCTCATCTCCGCGATCAGCGCCCGCAGCATGGCGGACAGGATGGCGAGGGCTCCCGTGATGCCCGTTCCCTTGATGTTGTGGGTCCAGCCGCGCTGCCAGACGTAGGCCTCGCACGGCTCATCCGGCGACAGATCAACGACCGACTTGCACCACCCCGGCAGCACGCGGCCCAGCAGGGCGAGGGCCAAGCTTTCCCAAGCGCCGACCACCCGAAAGTGCCGGATGTTTGGATCGTCAGGCGCGAGCAGATCGACTGCGTCGCACAGCACCAGATGCCGCGTCTCAGCCGTAGCCCCTCCACCCGCTCCAGCAGGTCGGTGTTTTGTTGGCGGGTGGTCATGGCTTGATGTCCGGATAGACCGGCTGTCCCTTGTACGCAGCCGCCACGGCCAGATCCTGCAGATGGATCATCCGGTCCTGGCGATCCGTCTGCGCGAGAATCTTGGCGATCTCGATCCGCTGGCCCGCGGTGGGCGACGCCACGCCGATGCTCCTGGCGTAGTCGGTGATCCGCTGGGGCGTCATCGTGGTCATCTGCTAGACTCCGTTGCCAGTGCGCCAGGCGTCCACCGCCTCATCCTCGGACAGCCATGGCCGTCCCCTTGCCTCAAGCTGCATCGCGTCCGCGCCGGCCGCGTAGCCGGCCCGGAAAGCGGCTTCCAGCGGATCCACATCGGCGCCCTCAGGCCCACGATCATGTTCCATTGCGACACCCCCGTTTCCCCTTGGTTGCTTCTTGACAGTTAGAAGCGCGCTGGCAGGGGTGTCAAGTGCTAGCTGGCGTCGTGCCAATTCGCCTCAGAGGGGAGCGGGCGGGACACGCGCAAAGCCGCCTGGCTCATATCGCCAGACGGTCCAACGTACACTGAGCACGGGATGGTTGTGATGCTGAACGCAGGCCGTCAGCTGTGTCTACGGCCCGCGATACCCAAAATGGGGCCGCGCCCGGCGCTCGCATCGAGACGCACCGGGATGCACCGAAAAGCTCCGCAGCGTCCTAGCTGCGGAGCTCCATTTCGGCCACGGTGTTGTAGACCCACAGCCGATATTGCTGCGCGGCCTTGACCAGCGCATCGCGCTGCTCGGGGTTCAGGTTTTCAGTCAGCTTGCCTGACCGGAACGCCTGGACGGTCGACCTGGGCATATTCAGCATCTGGGCGATCCGCGAATCGGTCCAGCCTGTCAGGTCGTAGAATGTAGCAATGAGCGAAAAAGCCATCTGGCGTGTATCCCGTCTCCCAAACGAGGAATGCCGGATAGCACTAAAGTCCAGCGCATGGCCAGCGAAAAGCTGGCGCCCGGGATCATCCAATCCTTTGATGTACATAGGTTTTGGTTCCATCCCCTGCCAAAGAGCAACCCCGCGCCGGCTGGGGAGACCGGACGCGGGGCAGGGTGTCATAGGTATTCTTCGCGCTTGAGCGCGTTGAAAAGCTCATCCTCGGCCCGGGTTAGCTCAGCATCTGCGGCGCCGATATCGGGGGTGTCCTCGTAAAGGAACTCGGCGCCGCGGCTGATGTGGATCCGCGCATCGGCCATGGCGTTGGCGAGACGATCGGCCGTGTCGGTCGCCTCTTTCAGTTCCTGCTCAAGCTCGGCCGTAACGGCCGGATCCTGTGGAGGATTGATCAGGAGCTCGCGAAGCATAGGCCGCCACGCCATTATGAAGCGCAGCGCCTGGCCCGGGCTGGACACCGAATCCAGGTCGAGCCGGCAGTGCTCACGGTCCTGGGGGCTTTCTGCCATGTCCGCCTGGTGAAAGCCGAAAAGCTCGCCGCAGGTCATTGGCCGGCCTCCCGCGCGTTCTCGACGACGTCGCCGCAGGCAAGCCAGAGCATCCGGACCTCGTTAAGGTCCTCGTCTGCCAGATCATCCTCTTCCCACGCGCCATAGCCGCGCAATTCGTCGCGGACGTGCTCAGGATCCCAAGCGCGGAGTTGTTCGGCGACGTAGGGGAGGCGGCGCAAGGCGCGCACATCATCTTCACACTCGCCCTGGTGATGCCCGGATTCGGCGTCCTCCAACGTCAACTGCAGGTCCAGCTTTCCGCTGCCGCAGGTCCAATAAAGCCGTTCGGCCATGGCCGTTGTTCCTGTTGATGCGAAGCGTTGGCGCTTCGGACAGGCTAGGGCGGACCCTTTCGCGGATCCGCCCGGCCTGTCCGAAACGTCAGCCTTCAGGCTTCTGCGAGAAGCGCCAGCAAGCGCTCAACCTTGTGAGCCGGAACCGTGCCCAGACGGTCGACGTACAGCCGGCCGTCACTGCACAGGCGCCCACTCAGATACGAGCCGGCTTGGTTGAAGTAGAATCCCGCCTCGCGCTTGCTGGAGTCCGTGTGCTCTGTGACCGTGCCCGGAAACCGATCGTTGATCCGTTCGGCATGCTCCCGCAGCTGCAGCGCTTCCGCGGATTGCTTCGCGGAGGCTTCAGCGACGCGCGCCAAGGCCGGCGCGGCCTTGTCGATGATGCGGCGCTGCAGATCCTTCACCACAGCGTCTAGCGGCCGCTCCGGATCTATCGTCGCTTCCGGAAACGGGAAGCTTCCACCCTGGGAATAGGCGCGGCGACAAGCTTCCGTGTCGGCCGCCGTGCAGACCACACGGACGCGGCGCGCCTTGGCGCCCCAGCCTTGCCGCAGGATCACGCGGAGATCGCCCACAGTGAAGGCGCCAGACTGATATTCGTGGTTCACGTCACGGCCGCCTAGCGCATCGGCCAAGTCGGTTACGAAGCGGGGCGATAGCTTCATTTCACCCCGATCAGGCTCGAAATAGGCCATCACAGCACCGCCATCTTGTGTGCGTCAGAGTCGAGCGGGTGAAACGCGTATACGTCGCCGCACTCCCCAACGAATCCGCGGACCCGGGCGCCCCGCACGCGGACGAAAGCGGCGCACGAAAAATAGGTGTCTGGCGTCGCAATCCAGCCGACAAACGGTGCAACTTCGCCGCGGATATAGACGGTACGCGTGACGCCATCGGCGCACGGGTGTTCCTTGTGGGGTTTCCAGAAAACACCCATCACAGCACCGCCATGATCAGGAGCGCGAGGCCGCACCACATCGCCACAGCGATACCCACAGCCCAGATCAGGTTGGAGCGCGCTTCGCGGATCCGCGCGCGGCGGTAGGTCCTGCTCGCCATGTACCGCGCGAGCTCAGACTCTCGCACGATGCGGCCGCTCCGCGGATTGGCCATGGTCTGAAGCTTCGCGACGTTACGCGCATGCGCCACAGCGTCAGCTTCCCGAATGTCTCGACATGTCAGCATTTGCTAGCCTCCCAAGGTTAAGCCCCTGTCTGCTAGCAGCGCTGCCAATTACTGTCAATGCCAGCTGGCAAAGAAAAACCCCGCCGGAGCGGGGTTGAGAGTGTCTGGCAATGTGCGCGGGCCTATCCCTCCGCGTCCTCTGCGAACGCGCGCGGAAATTCTTCCTCCGCACGGTTTGTCGCCTCATCCCAGGCCATGTTTCCGCGCTTCGCCGCGGGGCTGTCCCTTTCCATTGCGTCCAAGGCCTTCGCCCAGCGGTCAAGGAACGCCTTCACGATCTCGCCTTCGCTACGCGGATCCTTGGGCGCCGTTCCGAACGGCGCGGCCGGAACCCAGCCCGCGTTGTGATCCTTGCAACGGCGCCGGAAGCTGTAGATGCGAGCTCCGGTTTTGAACGTGAAGGGCGCCCCGTCCTCTGCGCACAATCCCTGCCAGGTGATGACGGCGGATTGCTCGCCTCTCATGTTCGTGTGAGGGCGCGACGCGATAACCCGATAAGTGAATCCCGCGTCCACATATTCGAATCCGACTGGCGGGGGCGCATCAAACGCCAACTTGAGACTGTTACCCATTTTGCTTGCTCCATTTGCCACGTAGCAGGTTGACAGCAGGGGGGAGCGTATGTTATCGGGCAAGCCTCGTTCGGCGCTTGGCTTAGCCCGGATAACAACTCCCTTCCCGTGCCGATCACCATGCCTGCTAGCATGATGCTAGTAGCGCATTTACGCAAGCATATCCTTAAAGGTGCGTTCTAAGGGTGTCTCTTAGCGTGCTGTCTTATGGTGAACCCTTTACAGTGTTTCGTTAGGTCCAATCGTGTGTGGGTGTGACGCACGTTACGCGTGGGCCAGGTGTGACGCGAGGCGGCGTTGCGGTATCCACGTACCGCATACCCGGCGCCTTGGCAGTCCCATAAACCCACCAATCGCCCCACGATTTCACATATTATCACCGAAACACCGTAACAAACTCAATGACGTAGCGGCTCAACGCTGGCAAACGCCAGCGAAACGCCGTGGCGGCCGGCAAGGGCTTGGCGGCGGTTCGGGAAAAACGCCCCGGACCCCCGTTTCGGCGAAAATTATCACCCCTCACACAAAAACCGCGCCAATTTTGACAATCCATAGCAGCCTTGCCACCGATACGGCCCCAACGCCGTCACATCCGCCACCGCCGCCAAGGGTTCAGCCCTCCGAAACGGCGACCATGCGACCCGCTTGACCAGCAAAGCGAAGTGATCCACCCTGCTGGCAGTCGATCCAGACCGACATGGCCTCCCAGCTTCCCCGAACTGGACCGGCGAACGCACGACGAGCCGTGCGGGGCCCCCATCCGACGCCCAATGGCCGCATCCGTCTCCCAAGGACAACACCGCGGCCTGCCAGGGTGGGGGCCCTTGGGGCCTTGACAGCGGTTTGCGCTGGCACGATGCTGGCTGGCACGAAGAACCAGCGACCGGGGGCCGGGATGAGCAGGAAGACCGAAGACGCGGTGGCCGAAGCGGCGGATCACGGGCTGGACCCGAAGGATCCGGCCGTCACCGGCGTCGGCCGCGACGAGCGGCATGACAGCATCGACCCGGCCACGGGGCTTCTGACCGAGGAAGCCGTGGCCCTTCGGGCGGCGAAGCCCGAGTAAGCGATTCGGCGGCGCTTCGGGGGAAGCGGCGCTGGGTGGAGATGGGCCGCTGCGCGGGTTCCGGCGCGGCGGCCCCTTCCCGACAGGAGCTCGACATGACCCAGCTTGATCCGGCCCCCGGCCCCGAACTTCCCGCCTTCGTGACCCAGCTGGCCGCGTCGGCCGGGCGTCACGCGATGACCCTGCTGGCCGGGGTTCTGGCCGCGAAGGGCCTGGCGACGTCCGACTTCCAGACCCAGCTGATCCAGTTCGGCGGCGCCGCCGCCGTGGCCCTGGTCGCCTTCGTCTGGTCCGCGATCCAGAAGCGGGACGTCCACAAGGTTCTTGGCCGGTAGCCCGTGCCGTGTGGGCCGCGATCCTCGACTTCCTCGCCAGGGTCCTGGTCGACGCTTTCGCGCCGAAGAACAGGTCCGCGACTGATGAGGCAGGGGATCGGGGCTCCGCACGGCAGCGGGCGGCAGACGCCGAGGCGGCCGTCGATCTTGTCGCCGTCGCTGATCGGGCACGCTATCGCGCCTACCATGACCTGGCTGGCCCTCGCGATGACGGTGGCGGCCTGCCAGACGACGGGTTCCGCCGCGATTGAGGCGTCGCCGGCCGTGGCGAAGGCGGCCTGCACCGCGTTCCCTCCCATAAGCTGGTCGAGGAACGACACCCTGGAAACCCAGATGGCCGTCAGGGCCCACAACGCGGCGTGGAAGGCCGCCTGCGGAGACTGACATGGTTCACACGATCGAGATGGTCCTGACCGGGGTGGGCGTCGGGTTCCTGGCGTTCTGGATCCTTCAGGTTCTGTCCACCGACAAGGGATGCAACTGCGATGGCTAGCCTAGCCTGGCGCCCCGCGTCGTCCCATATCGGGCAGGTCGACTTCGACGAGTCGACCGACACCCTGACCATCGAATTCACCGATGGCCGGACCTACGATTACCTGAACGTGCCGGCCCAGGTGGCCCGCCAGTTCCAGGCCGCGGGGTCCGCCGGCCAGTTCTTCCACCGGCACATCCGCGGACGCTACGCCGAAGAAGAGCAGTGACCGAGCGCCGCGAGCTCCTGGCCCGCCTGTACAGGGACCGCCCCCTGGCCCATCGGGTGCTGTTCAAGCACCGGCATCCACAGGCGTCGCCGCCCTTCCACAACACCATGATCCTCGACTTCCACGGCCCGGCCAAAGGCGTGGTCGACTTCGTGTTCCGGGGCGGCGCGAAGAGCACCACCGCCGAGGAAGCCATCACCCTGATGGCCGGCTTCCGCGAGTTCGGGAACTGCCTGATCGTGGGCGAGAACTACGACCGGGCGGCCAGCCGCCTGGCGGCGATCCGGCGCGAATTCGACACCAACGACATGCTGGCCCGGGCGTTCAGGAACCTGCGCGGGCCGACGTGGGGCGAGGACCGGCTGGTGCTGGCGAACGGGACGTGCATCCAGTGTCTCGGCAAAGGGCAGTCCCTGCGCGGGATCAAGCACTACGACCAGCGCCCCGACTTCGTGTTCGGCGACGACCTTGAGAACCGCGACGACGTCCGCACGCCGGAGATGCGCGCCAAGGTCAGCGACTGGTGGTCGTTCGACCTGATGCCGGCCATGGACCCCACCGGACGCTGGCGGATCGCCGCCACGCCCCTGCATCCCGAGAGCCTGCCCGAGATGGAGGCCAAGGCGCCGGGCGTGATCACACACCGCTTCCCCTGGTGGTACTACTCGCCCGACGAGATCGAGGACCGGATCGACCCCGAGACCGGCCGTCCCATGTACCCCGACGAGTATGGGAAGCCGAAGCGCATCGCCTCCTGGCCGGAGCGCTTCCCGATGGACTTCATCCGCGGCCAGGAGGTGACGTATCGGGCCCGCGGCCAGTGGCAGGGCTACACCCAGGAATTCATGTGCCAGTCGGAGGCCCCGGAATTGAAGCCCTTCAAGCCCGACATGATCAGGGTCGAGCCGACCGTCCGGACCTGGCAGGCCGTCTACTCCATGACCGACCCGGCGCGGACGGTGAACAAGGGGTCGGCCACCACCGGCCACGTCGTCTGGTCGTGGATCGGCGCCCGGCTGGTGATCTGGGACGCGTGGGGCCGGCACATCCTGCCCGACGAGATCGTTGAGGCTCAGTTCTCGACGTGGGAGCAGTACCAGCCGACGTGGATGGGGGTCGAGGAAGACGGCCTGAACGAGTTCCTGATGCAGCCGATCCGCCAGCAGCAGGTCGCCCGCGGGGTAACGCTGCCCGTCCGGCCGGTGAAGGCGCCCATCAGCAAGATCGACTTCATCCGCGGCCTGCAGCCGTTCTTCCGCGCCAACGAGGTCGTCTTCGCCAAGGATCTGCCCGACCTGAAGTCCCAGCTTCTGGGCTTCCCGACCGGCCTGATCGACATCCCGAACGCCCTGGCCTACGCGCTGCGGATGCGGCCCGGGGCGCCGATGTACGACGACTTCGCCGGCCGCCACATCGCCGAGGATCTCGCGCCCCTCATGGGCCAGCCCACCTGGCTGTGCCTGAACGCGTCGAAGAACACCGTCACCAGCCAGCTTGTGCAGCTGACGGACGGCGGCGGGATCCGGGTTCTGTGGGACAGCGTGCGTGAGGGCGAGCCGTCGCTGCTGGTCAGCGACACCATCCGCATGGCCCAGGTCGAGGCGGGCGGGAAGGTGAAGGTCACGATGGGGCCCGGCCACTTCGACACCTACGCCAACGTCGGCCTGGCCCAGGCGGTGCGGAAGATCCCGATGGAGATCAAGACCGGCGTGCTGCCGGAGCGGGCCCGCGACTACATCCGGCGCCAGCTTCGCAGCGAGCGCTACGGCATGCCCATGCTCATGGTGGACAGCCGGGCCCGGTGGACGCTGAACGCGCTGGCAGGCGGCTACGCCCGGCAGATGGCGAAGAACGGAAGCCTGGCCGAGTACGCCGAGGACAACGTCTACCGGATCCTGATGGAGGGGTTGGAGAGCTTCGCCGGCCTGCTGGAACTCGGCCGTTCGACAGATGACGAAGACGAAGCTAGCATGAACGCCATCACGCCAGGTGGCAAACGCTACCGCTCCATGTTGAGGAACTGACGCCGATGGCGCCGCGCAAGCCGCCGAAACGTGACGCGGACCTGTCGGGGCGCCCCCAGGTCAGCAAGCAGTTGGTCGATCTGTTCGCCGAGGTCCAGGAGGGCTTCACCGACCAGAATGAGCGCACCAACACGCTCATGGACAATTGGGACCTGTACGACTGCAAGCTGACGGACAAGCAGTTCTACCACGGCCAGTCGCGCATCTTCCTGCCCTACGTCCGCGACGCGGTGAACGCCCGCAAGACCCGGTTCTGCAACCAGATATTCCCGCAGTCCGGCCGCTATGTGGACGTCATCACGGGCGACGAGCACATGCCCGACGCCACGATCTCGCTGCTGGAAAGCTATGTCCGCCGGTCCCGCCTGAAGACCCAGGTGCTGCCGGCGGTGTGCAAGAACGGCGACGTTGAAGGCCAGTATACCGTCTACGTGTCGTGGACGACAGAGACGCGCCGGCAGACCCGGCGCACCACCCGCTCGAACGTCGAGATCGAGGACGTCGAGTTCCCCGAACTCGGCACTCACAGCGAGTTCGAGGAAGAGACCGAGACCCTTGGCCGGCCCGTCGTCGAGGCGATCCACGACTCGGACCTGCTGGTGCTGCCGACGTCGGCCGACAGCGTCGAGGAAGCCATCGACGCGGGCGGATCGGTGACGATCCTGCGGCGCTGGACGAAGGGCCGCATCCGCAAGGCCATGGCCGATGGGGACATCGACGAGGCGCAGGGCGACACCCTGCTGAAGACCATGACCCGCGCCCAGCTGGGCCGCTGGCGGTCGGCGTCGTCGCGCCTGGCCGACGCCGCGGGGATCAAGGACGACGGCAAGTTCGCCGTCATCTACGAGACGTGGTCGAAGGTGAAGCTCGACGGCCGCTGGCTGCTGTGCGTGTCCTACTACGGCGGCGACGACCTGATCCTGGGCTGCAAACGGTGCCCGTACTGGTGTGACCTGCCGCCGGTCATCTCGGTTCCGGTCGAGAAGCAGACCGGGGTGTTCAAGGGCAAGCCGCCCGTGGATGCCGTGCGCGACCTGCAGATTCTGGCGAACGACACCATCAACGAGGGCGCCGACACGGCGCACTTCTCGGCCATGCCGATCGTGATGTCGGACCCGGAAAAGAACCCCAAGACGGCCACCATGGTGCTGGGGCTGGCGGCGCTGTGGGAGACGTCGCCCAACGACACCCAGATCCTTGAGTTCCCCGAGCTCTGGCAGAACGCCATGAACCGGGCCCTGGCCTGCCAGGGCCAGATCTTCCAGTCGCTGGGAGTGAACCCGGCGATGATCCCGCAGTCGACGGGCGGCGATAACAAGCGAAATCAGGCCGAGATCGCCAACGAGCAGCAGGTCGACCTGCTGACCACCGCCGAAGCCGTGGGCGTGCTGGAAGAGGGGATCCTGACCCCGCTGATCCAGCGCTTCGTCGAGTATGACCACCAGTTCCGCGAAGACCGCGTGGCCGTGTCCGTTTACGGGCCGATGGGCCAGCGCGCGGTGATGGAAGAGGTCGAGCCCATCCAGCTGAACAAGCGGTTCGAGTTCGTCTGGCTGGGCGTTGAGCAGGCGCGCAACGCCGCCCAGCTTCAGCAGCAGATCGCCGGCATGAACGTCCTGAAGGGCATCCCGCCCCAGATGTATCCCGGCTACCGGCTGAACCTGAAGCCGGCCATCGAGGTCATGGCCCTGAACATGTTCGGGCCGCGGCTGGCGCCGCTGGTGTTCGAGCGCATCGTCGAAGTCACCGTCGATCCGGTGATCGAAAACGAGATGCTGGAAAACGGCTTCATCGTGGACGTTCACCCGGCCGACGATGACGAGGCGCATCTGATGGAGCACATGCAGATGATGCGCAGCATGGGTGGCATCGACCCCCATGGGACGTTCAAGGACCACGTCGCCAAGCACCAGCAGCAGATGCAGATGAAGATGCAGGCGCAGACCGCGGCGCTGCAGCCCCCTGGCGGAACCCCCGGATCGCCGGGTGCGATGGGCATGCCTGGCGCGGCCGGAACGCCGTCCGGCGCCCAGCCCGGCAACCCGCGCACGAAGGGCCCGCCCGGCATGATCCACCCGGATGAGATGCCGGCGGCCGGCGCCGTCGAGATGCCACGGAACATGTGATCCGTCTGCTGGCATTTGACAGCAGGCGCAGTCCGTAGCATTTTGCCAGCGCACGACTGGTGGCCGGAAGTCACCGCACATATTTCGACTTGTCCCCGGAAGGGACTATGGAGGTTGGATGCTCATCCGCCGTCTGCTGCTTGGCAGCGCAATCGCTTTCGCCCCGGAGAATGACGACGGGGGTGGCGCCTACGAAGATCCTCCGGCCGATGACGGCTACGACGATCAGGGCGACGAAGACGACTACGGCGACGATGACGACCCCGATCTCGCGGACGACCAGGACGACGCCGACGATGGCGACGACGCGGACGAACCGCCCCAGCACCAACAACGCCAGGACTCCCGAGGTCAGAACCGCATCCAGCGGCTGAACGACAGGGCCAAGGCCGAGAAGGAACGGGCGGATCGGCTTCAGGCGGAACTGGATGCGGCTCGCCGCTCCACCCCTGCCGCCCCGCAGCGCCCGCCAGAGGAAGTGGCCGCCGAACGTGAGCGCCGGCTGGCGCAAATGACGGCGGAAGAGCGGGTCACGTTCCTGATGCGGGAGAGCGAACAGCGCATCCAGCAGCAGATCAACGAGACCCGCTTCCAGACCTGGGAAGCCAACGACCAGGCGGCGTTCTCGGCCCTATGTGGCCGGAACCCCGCCATCGCGAAGGTCGCGAACCGTGTCGAGAAGCGCCTGCAGGAACTGCGCGCCTCCGGCAACAACGCAGCCCGCGAGACGGTCGCGAAGTACGTGCTGGGCGAAATGGCTCTTGAGCGCGCCGGTCGCGCTGGACGCCAGGGACGCGAGCGCGAACGGGAAGGCCGGGAACGGCACCAAGTTTCCCGTCCACCGAACGGCCGCGGGGATGTTTCCCGCGGAGCTCAGGGACGGACCAACGACCGAGAGGCGCGCCGCAAGCGCCTTGAAGGTCAGATCATCTAAGCGGGCGCCATCCTGGCCCCGCAGTAGGGGGCTCCAAGGATGCCGACCAATACCGCATCTCAGTTCTCGTCGGACGTCGAGGCGTATATCGCCGACGAGACCCTGCCGCTCGCCCGCAAGCAGCTGGTGGCCTACCAGTTCGGCGATCCGCTCGAACTGCCCAAGGGGCGCGGCGTGGTCTACCAGGCCGCCCGCTACAACCGCCTGCCTCTGCCGTTCGCGACCCTGTCCGAAGGCGTTCCGCCGGTCGGCCAGACCATGACCGTCACCATGGTGTCGGCCACGGCCCAGCAGTGGGGTGACAAGGTCACGATCACCGACGTGGCCGAGATGACCATCAAGCATCCGCTGTTCCAGAAGGCGATCGACCTGACCGCCCTGCAAGTCTCCGAGACCCTGGAACGGAACACCTTCAACTCGCTGATGGCCGGCACGCAGGTCAACTACGTGAACAGCCGCGGCTCCCGCGCCGCGCTGGTCGCCGGCGACGTGCTCGACTCCACGACCGTGATCCGCACCACGGCCGCGCTCACCACGCTGGGCGCGCCGCGGTACAACGGCGACGAGATGACCGACACGAAGCTGGAAGCCGACGCCGGCGGCGCCAAGGCTTCGTCGGATCCCCGGGGAATGCCGCACTACGTCGCCCTGATCCACCCGCTGGTGGTCGGCGATTTCCGCCAGAACTCTTCGGTCGTGCAGGCGTGGACCTACTCGGACCTGAACCGCCTCTACAACTACGAGGTCGGCGAGTGGGCCGGGATGCGCTTCTGCGCCTCCAACATGATCCCGTCCTGGGTGGGCGTGGCGCAGGTCAACGGCACGGCGGGCACCGCCGGCTCGCTGGCGACCAACACGTACTACATCATCGTGACCGGGTCGGACACGCAGAACCAGTACGAGAGCCGCATCTATCAGGTGTCGGCCGGCATCTCGGTGACGGGCCCGACCGGCTCGATCTCCGTGACCCTGCCGAATATCAGCGGCTTCACCTTCAACGTGTACGTGGGCACCACCACGTCGCCGACGAACCTGGGCACCTGTGCCTCTGGTCCGACCCAAGGCCCCATGGCCGGGCAGGCGACCCAGCTGACCGCGAACACCACGGTGATCATCACCGGCACCGGCACGGCCCAGACGCCTCCGGCCGCCCCGGCCACTGGCGTGACGGTCTACCCGACCTTCATCTTCGGTCGCGGCGCCTACGGCCAGGTGATGCTGGACGACGTGAAGTTCAGCTACCTCAAGGACAGCGACAAGTCGGACCCGCTGAACCAGCTTCGGGTGATCGGCTGGAAGTGCTTCTACGGCACGCTGATCGAGAACAACTCCTTCATGGCCCGCATCGAGTCGACGTCGGCCATGAGCACGACCTTCGGCTAACGCCCGGTCTCTCGCGTGGGTGGTAACTGCGCCCCGGCCTTCACGGGCCGGGGCGTTTTTCTAGGAAGGTGAAAGACCAATGGCCGTTCTGACGCTGGGCACCACTGCCAACAACAGCCTCTCGGCGATGCTCTACAAGCCGGGCATCGGCTCAATGACCGCGGCCGACGTCGCGACGCTGAACAACCTGATCAAGGATGACCTTGGCAACGCGCATGCCCGTTGGCCCGGTGCGTTCTCGCCGGAAGGCCAGCTGTTCATTCCGAACCGCGGCTTCCTGCGCGTGCTGCCCGGCGACTACGTCGGAGTGGACAGTGCGGGGTGGCCCATTCTGATCTCCGCGTACAGCATCGCCAACTCGACCTGGCCGCACAGCTAGACGCTGGCACGGTGCTAGTGGTACGTTGCCGTGCCAACAACACGGTGAGGGGCCATGCCTGCCAAGGAATCGGACAAGGAAGCGCTGTCGCGCGCGGATCTGCTAGGTGAAGCGCCGGCGGCGCCAGTGGCCGCGCCTGAAACCGACGCCGTCCTGGAAGCGGCGATCGAAGCCGAGGTCGGCGAAGCCGTCACCGCCAAGGAAGAGCCGCGTCTTCACCCGATCCTGACCAACGACGAGTACCGCGCCGCCATCGAGCGGGCCAAGAAGCGCGTCGAGGAAGACGCGAAGAAGGAGGCCCTCAAGCACGTCGAAGCCCAGGCTTACGACGAGATGCGGGGCAAGCGCGGCATCCGTACGGGCGATCCCCAGAAGGATGAGCTCGTCGAGATCACGATGGACCTGCCGGAGTTCACCGACCGGATCACCATCAACGGCTTCGTGTACTTCCACACCAAGACGTACACGGTGCCGCGGCACATCGCCGACAGCCTGCGCGACATCCAGTGGAGGGCGTGGCTGCACGACAACGAGATCAACGGCAAGGGCATCGCCGACCGCGGCCGCCTGCCCCGGAACACGATCTTCAACGCGAAGAGCGGCGCCGTCATCAACGGCCCGATGGCGGCTTGACCATGAGCGAGCCCAAGACCGCACCCGCCATCGGCTACAGCCTGACCTGCAACCTGGGCGGCGACCGCCAGATCGTCTTCCAGTGCTTCGTCGCGGAAGACGAGAGCGACGAGAGCGTCAACGCCAAGCTGGACCGCATGTCCGGCTTCGCCGACCGGCTCAAGGCCCGCGCCGAGCTTCCCCAGCTTCGCGAAGAGCTTGAGAAGCACATGGCCGGCTACAACCAGATGATCGAGGACAAGGCGCGCCTTGATCTCGATTTCGAGAAGTCCCAGGCCAGCCTCGACGTTCAGGTCGAAAACCTGAACGAGCAGATCGCGAACGCCGAGAAGGCGGCTCAGGTCCAGTGGGAGGCCAATGGCCGGCGCGGCGCCTACACGCCGACCGGATCGGCCAAGGCCAACATCGAGCGCTTCCGCACTGGCATCAAGGCTGTGCTCGACGACAAGGCCAAGAACGCCGCCGAGCGCGACGCCGCGGTCTCGAACTACGAGATCACGAAGAAGACCTGGGAGCTTCAGGAGAAGCGCCTGCGCGACAAGATCGCCGAACGCGAGGCCCAGACCTAGATGGTGACGCGCGCGACCCTGACCTATGCGCAGATCGTCGCGCGCGCCTGCGCCATCGCCAAGGCGCCCGGCTTCACGACCCAGGCCGGCCAGTACCTGAACGCCATCCTTGAGGAACTGGCGCAGGACTACGATCTGGAACTGGCCGCGAAGACCCACTGGTTCACCATGAACCCGGGCGCGACGGCGCTGTTCGGCTTGAGCGTCTACGGCTCCGGCCCCATGGACCTGCCGACCGACTTCCTTCGGATGAAGGACGCCCTTTCGGCCACGTACTCCATCGGCGACGGCGTTCCGCGCGAACTGATCCCCTGCGACATAACCGAGTTCGACCAGCTGGTGCAGCAGGCCGGGAACCAGTCGTATCCCCGGATCCTCGCCATCGACCTGTCCCTGTCCGATTCGTCGCAGCAGGGCGCCAGCGAACCGTGCCCGCAGGCGTACGTCTGGCCGCCCCCGAGCGGGTCGTTCGCGGCGCAGTTCCGCTACTACCCGGCCGCCAACCAGATCGAGGATCCGGCCACGTCCGCCGTGCAGCCGTGGTTCCCCAACTCGACGTACCTGATCACCCGCTTGGCCGGCGAGTTGATGAAGGAGACGGACGACGACCGCTGGCGGACGTTCCTGGGCGACGGGCCCGAAGGGGCGCAGGGCATCCTGAACCGCTACCTGAAGAACAAGGACAACCAGTCGAACCGAGCCAAGCGCGTGCGGCTGGACCAGCGCCAGTTCGGCGGCGCCAGCTTCCAGAACTTGCCCAACACCAAGACGCTGGGGTGGTGAGATGCCGCTGCGCGGCGCGACCCCGATCACGTTCCGCTCGCTGGGCGTCTGCGACGCCATCGACGGGTCCAACGCGCCCCCGGGCGCGATGGCGTCGCTGAAGAACCTGATCCCGAACCCGCGGAACGTGCAGCAGTACGTGCCGCGGCCGGCCAGCGTGCAGGTCTCGGCCTTCGGCGGCTTCAGCACGCCGGCCAAGGGCAACGCCCTGATCGTCATCGGAAACCTGGCCTTCGGGATGATCGCGTCGGCGCGAAACGCCGGCAAGGACGAACCCTTCTGCTACGACCTGGACGCCGCGGCGTTCATCACCATCGGCAACGTCACGAACGCCAACAGCCCCACCAGCCCGGCGACGTCCGGCGAGTGGGAGCCGCCGTCGATGTGTCAGGTCGGCAACCGGATCCTGATCACCCATCCCGGCTATCCCGGCGGCGCGACGAAGTTCGGCTGGATCGACATGCGGTCGTTCACCAGCAACACGATCACGGGCACGACCGTGCTGGGGAGCCCGACCATCAATGCCCTGTCGGCCAGCCCGCTGACGGCTGGCTGGGCCGTGGGTGATGCGATCAGCGGCGCGGGCATCCCGGCCAGCAGCTACATCGTGTCGATGACCGCCACCACGGTCACGCTCAACCAGAACTGCACCGCGGGCGCCGCCGGCGTCGCGCTGACGGTGACGTCGGGCACGCCGGCCGCGCCGATCTACGGCGCCGGCGACACCAATACCAGCAACCTGGTCGCCCGGCCGGTGTGGGTCGCGCAGTTCAACGGCCGCGCCTACTTCTGCGTCAACAACGGGGTGGCCTACACCGACAGCCTCAAGCCGTGGGAGCGCACCGCGTCGACCCAGGCGCTGACGCTGGGCGACAAGGTGGCCGCGACCTGCATCGGCGGCATGCCGCTTACCACGCAGGTCTCGGGCGGCGTCATCCAGTGTCTGATCGTCTTCAAGGGCGTCGAACCGTACTGGCAGATCACCGGAGATCCGGCGACCTCCGACCTGCGGGTTGACCAGGTGGCTGGCACGGTGGGCACGCTGGCCCCGTTGACCGTGCAGGCGACGTCCAAGGGCATCGCCTACATATCGCCCGATGGCCTGCGCCTGATCGACCCTGCATCGGCGATCTGCAGCGAGCCCATCGGCGCGTTCGGGCAGGGGGTCGCCGAGCCCTTCATCCTGGCCGTCAACCCCAGCCGGATGTGCGCGGCGTTCAACAAGAACATCTACCGCGTCAGCGTTCAGGACGGGTCGCAGGACAGCCAGCCGACCGTCGAGTTCTGGTACCACTTCGCGCTGCAGAGCTTCACCGGCCCTCACGACTTCCCGGCCTCGGTCATCGCGCCCTGTTTCACGACGGAAACAGACTTCATCCTGTTCGCCAGCGGCATCGACGCGAAGTTGTGGGAGCACACCGTCACGCCCTCGGCCGGGTCCACCTACACCGAGAACTCCGCGGTGATGACGTGGATGTGGACGACGTCGCTGCTGCCCGAGAATTCGACCGGCAATAGCAACCACGTCGTCGAAAGCACGTGGGGCCTGAAGTTGCCGAATGAGCAGACTTTCACGGTCCAAGCCCTGGACGAGTCGGACAACCAGCTGGACGCGATCACGATCAACGGTCTGGGCTCCGGCGACGCGATCTGGAACTCTTTCGTGTGGGGAACGGGCGTCTGGGGAGGCGCGGTTTCGGCCTTCCAGCAGTGGACGATGCCGTGGAATAACGCGTTGGATTTCAAGCAGATGTCGATCACGGCCTACGGCAACTCGAACGACGGGCTCGTCATCGGTAACCTCATCGCCAAGGTGCAGGCGACCGGCTTCCAAGGGGGTCATCCATGACCAAGCTGTCCGACCGCATCATGGCGGTTCTCTTCGCCAGCACGCTGGTGCTGCTTGCCTTCATGCTGGCCGCGCCGCCGGCAAAGGCCGCCAACTGTTCGTCCTACCCGTACACGCTGACGAACGGTCAGGTGGCCGACGCCACGCAGGTCATGGCGAACTTCAACAACATCCTGACCTGCGCCAACGGGAACCTGGCCCACAATGGCGCGAACAGCGACATCACGTCCCTGTCGGGTCTGAGCACGCCCCTGTCGGCGTCGCAGGGCGGCACGGGGCAGGCGACGTCGATCTTCTCGACGGCCAACACCTGGGCGACGACCCAGACCTTCGCGACGCCCACCACGTCGATCGCGTCCATCAACCTGCCGGCCGGCGTCGCGCCGAGCTCGCCGAGCAACGGGGACATCTGGGCGACCAGCACGGGCGTCTTCGCGCAGGTGGGCGGCGCCGCGGTGCTGTTGAACGAACCGGGTGTTGTCCACGTCCGGCATCAGCGCACCACGGGGCTGGACAACAACGAGTCATCTTTCGGATCGTCGTCGTGGAACACCCGCACCCTTGAGACGGTCGTGACCAACACGATCTCCGGCGCTTCGCTGGCGTCGAACAAGATCACCCTGCCGGCCGGAACCTACGAGGCGCAGGTCTTCACGAACGTCTGCTTCTCGGCGGTGAACCACTACAAGAACCGGCTCTACAACGTGACGGACGCGGCGACGTTGGTGCTGGGTCAGGCGTATTCGACCGCTGGCGGCGACGGAGCCCAGCCGGCAAGCACCTATGGTCCGCTGATCGGGCAGTTCACCCTGACGGGATCCAAGGATGTCCGGCTCGACACCTATTCGACGTCCATCGGCAGCACGAACTGTTCGGCCATCGGGGATGGCAGCGCGGAAATCTACACCGACGTCTACATCCGCAAGATCGGCTAGCACTTTGACCGCTGGCATCTGCTAGCTGTATGGTGCCGACCCTAGCAAAGGGGTCCGGCATGAAGCTTCGTTTGGTCCTGGCGGCGTGGGCCGCACTGTTCCTGGCGATGGCCGGGCCCGTGGCCGCGCAGGTCCAGGGTGGCATCAAGAGCATTCAGGTCGCCAACAACACCACCCCCGTCGCGGTGTGCAACGGTCCCTGCACGCTCACCGGCATCACGGTCTTCAACAACTCGTCGACCATCGCCTATGTGAAGCTGTACGGCACGCCGGCCGCCTCGGTGACGACTGGCACGACCGTGGTGACGGATCGGGTGATGATCCCAGCGGCCACGACCGGCGGCGCCGGAGCGGTGATCCCACTGCCGGGCCGCACCGACAGCGCCGGCGGTGTATACTACCCGGGCGGCCTGTCCGTGGCCGTCACGACCGACTACGCCGACAGCGGCACGACAGCGCCGGCGGCCAACACCTACATCGTCAACCTCTACACCCGGTAGGTCACATGCGTCGCGCCATAGCGCTCATCGCGGCGCTCTGCGTCGCGCTTCTGTCGGTCCCGGCTTCGGCACAACTGCTGATGCGCGGCTTTGGGTCCGGTAGCGCAAGCGGCATCACGGCGCCGTCCTATCAGCCCCTCGGCGTCGCTTTCGATGGCGCCGTAACCATTGCCGGCCCGCAGGCCGGGTGCGCGCTGGGCGCCTATAACTGCTCGCTGAATGGCGGCACCAGCCAGACGGCCCATATCGGCTGGTGGCAGTTCATCGCCCGTGCCCAGCCGGCCACGGCAAACACCCTGTCGTCGTCGAACCCGTTCGATCCGATCCGCACGCTCCAGAATGTGGGCTGCGAACTCGGCAAGTCGGTTTGCATGGCGAACGACAACACCACGAACAAGATGCAGTTGAACTTCTACGACTCCACCGGAGGGGCGGGGCACGGGTTCGACATCACCGGCACGCCTGGCCAACCGTCCCAGACAGACGGCAAGTGGGAGTTTTTCGAGCTCGCCTACGACGCGTCGAACGGCACATCGAGCCGCTGGGCCATCTACCGCAACGGAACGCTGGCGGGGTGCAACAGCTGCAGCGGATCGACCGGCGACTTCACCACCACGATGGCGACCACGACTGTTGACTGGAACAACGACAACCGCCTGGCCACGGTCGGAGATCCGAAGGGTATCGGGTTCATCAACGGAAACCCCACGAACAATAGCTGGGGCTACCTGGCCGACGTGTTCGTTGATATCGGCCCGGCGCCGCTCTGCACTGGCGTGAACACGCCGGCCACGATGTACGGCATGGCCGTGACCTGCCCGCAGGCGTCGGTGATTCCTGTCGAGATCCGGAACAAGTCGTACAATCCGACCGGCGGCTGGGCGGGAACAGGCGGCCCCGTCCAGCATGCGGCCAATTGCTCCGACGTCAGCAACGGAACGTCCGTTCCGATCATCTGCGTCTATGGAGATAATTCGGCGTTCGCGACCAACCACGGAACCGCCGACAGCCAGACCGGCTCGGCTGCTACGGCTTTCAGCGTTCAGGCCCTGAAGACCGGCGGATCGGTCTGGACGCCGCCTTTCGGACCTTCTGGGGTTCCTGGCGGTGTTGCAGTGAACCACCAGTTTCAGGCGAACAACACCCAGACGGCGTGCGCCGCCACGCCCTGCACCTTCACCATCGACGCGTCCAACATTGCTGCGCAGCTTAGCACGGGCGATTTCGCCATCGTGTTCGGCACCATCGACGACGCCACGTCGTTCTTCACGTCCGGTCAGACCTTCGCCTGCTCGTCGCCGGGATCAACAGTGTGGACCCTGACGACGGTGTTTCAGTCCGGCATCGGCCACAAGGAGATGGCCTTTGCTTGTACGGGGTTTCTCGCGGCCAATGATCTAGGCGGCCAGTATTCGCTCACCTGGCAGTCGGGCGCTCTGGGTAGCCGGTATCGTGCCATCGCATTGGCGACCTACAAGAACGTCAGTGGTGTCGACGATATCCAGACGATCGTCAGCAACGCGACCACAGTGAGTCAGTGCGCGCCGGCGACGACCGCCACGGCGACCGGCGACACGCTCGTCGCGATTTCCTCGAACTTCAACGCCAACGTGACCAGCCATCTGCTGACGCCGCCGGCGACGGGCATGACCCGCCTGCGGATCAGCAGCACAGCGACGCCGGGCCAGTTGGCGATGGTGGACAAGAACGCGATCACCGAAGGGACGCCTCTAGGCACCGGAACGATTGCCGGACTCTGCTGGACCAACTCTGCCGCCGACAGCTACGAGGCGATCAGCATCCTGCTGAAACACAACTAGGGTCTCCGTTTTGACCGGAGCCTCGTTTTGTGGTTACGGTGCCAGCTAGCAATTCGCCAATCCGGTTGGGGCCTATGATGCGCAAGATCCTCTCGACGTTCTCCGCGGCCATCCTGGCCCTGACGCTGTCTGCTCCGGCTTTCGCCGCACCGGCGTCCTACGTGAACTCGCCGATGTCGACTCCTCAGGAGCTCGTCAACTCGGCCATCACGAACGTCAACACCAACCTGGCGCCGACCGGCGCGGGCACCGTGGCCGCGGCCATCGACATCCCGTCCGTCACCAGCGCGGTGAACCAGATCAAGATCACGCCGGCCGCCACGGGCACCGCGCCGTCGATCTCCGCAGGCGGCGCCAGCGCTGACACCAACGTTGGCCTCTCCGTGGCCGGCAACGGCACCGGCATCGTCCGCCTCGGGCAGACCATCTGCACCGTGACCGGCGCGACCCCGCAGACCTGCAACGGCCAGCGCGGGATCGTCACCACCGGCACCCTGACGACCGCGGCCGTCACCAACGCCGCCTACGTCATCAACAACTCGTCGGTGACGTCCACGTCCCTGATCGCCTGCACCCTGCAGGCGTACTCGGGCACCCTGGTGACGAACGGTCTGCCGGTCGCCATGACCTGCGTTCCCGGCTCGGGCACCATCACGGTGAACATCACCAACATCCACTCGGTCAACGCCCTGAACGGCACGGTCCAGATCGGCTTCACCGTCCTGAACTAGGACATCGAACAGGTGGGAGTAGCGGGTGGCCGACGTACCGCAGATCGCGGTTGATGGCATACTCGCTGCTCTCCTGGCCTTGGCCGGCGGCGTCATAAAGGCGCTTCGGGGGGATCAGGTGGCGCTTCGCAACGACCATGACGAGTTGCGCGAGTACATCGACCAACAGGTTCAGGGGATCAGCGGGCGGGTCAACTCAACCTTGGGTGACATGCCCAACGTCTACGCACGTCGGGATGACGTGAAGGACGGCTTCGCGCGCATGGAAGCGCAGCACAAGGCCCTGACAGACCGGATGGACGCTCAGAACAAGGACGTCATGGCGAAGCTGGACCGGCTCATCGAACGCCTGTAAGCTGGCATTGCCAGCTAGCAGGAGGCCGAGATGCTCCACAAGGGTCTGACCAACGACGCCGCGAAGGCCAAGGACGCCTCGCACACCCCGCCCAAGGGCAGCGTGAACGACGACGCCGTCCGCAGTGCGACGGCCAAGGCATCCAAGACGCTTGGGCCGCGCACGGCCTAGACCATGTGGGTCTGGGACCAGTCGGCCGGGGAACTGCGGCGAGACGGCAAGGTCGTCTCCCGCGGCTACTCCGGCAACGGGCGCGGCAAAAACAACCCGTCCATGCAGGCGGCGGTCGGCGTAGGGCCGATCCCCCGCGGCATGTGGTTGATCGGCGCTCCGTACACCAGCCCGAACACCGGACCCTACACCCTGGCCCTGGCGCCCATGAACGGCACCGACACGCTGGGCCGAAACAGCTTCCGGATCCACGGCGACAGCATCGCCAATCCCGGCACAGCCAGCCATGGCTGCATCATCCTGCCGCGCGCCGTGCGCCAGCAGATCTGGTCTTCGGGGGACCGCGACCTTCAGGTGGTTGAATGAGCCGTCCCGTCCCGATGGCGCCCTGCCTGGCGCTGCTCAAGGCGTTCGACCGCGACAACGTCTCGCCCCAGCAGACCATCGCCGCCGCAGCGCAGGCGGTGGACGCGCTGATCGACGACTCCGTGGAGCTCACGCAGGGTCAATTCGCGGCGCTGGTCGACCAGTACATCTGGGCAGGTGAGACGGCGTTCAAGGCCGGTCATTGGGTGGCGTGGGTGGAGGCGGGGAACTTCGCCAAGCCGCCCAGGCTGATGGCGACGCTGGGCCTCCGTGGCCGCGCCGAACGCGACGTCTGGAACGTGGGGGCCGGCGGATGACGATCCAGGCTTTGGGCTTCGTCGACACGTCCATGTTCACGGCCAGGTTCCTATTGAAGTACCTGGACAAGGCCAACGACGGCGTGCTGCCCCTGCGGGAGATCAAGGACGCCGACGCGGCCGATCTGCCGATCCTGAAGGAGTGGAACAGCGCCCGTGCTCTTCTCACCAAGATGCGCGCCCGCGGCGCTGCGTACTTCAACGGCGCTGCACCTGATCTTGGCCGCGCCTGGGTGGAAGTCCTGCCGCCCGGCTTCGGAACCCCCTGGGTCGCAGACGCTGGCGACTACGCTGACGGACACATCCGCACGCGGACCTGTCTCGTTCCGAGTCCTGCGGCAATCAGTTTCGCTGGAACCATTTCCGCGGTCCTACCAGTTGGTGTCGTTCACACCGTCGACCACAAAGCCCTCTGCAGTGAGGTCAACCACGGCGACAGCCGGCGTGTCCATCTGATCGTCGACTTCAAGATCCCGGTGGATGCGGAACCCTGACGTCAGGTTCGAGTGGGTCGCCCTGAATTGGGCGCTCGACCGTGGCCTTGAAGACCTGATGCAGGCGCATTGGGAAGAGATCGAGGACCACCAGGATGTGGCGCCGCTGGACGTGGACTGGCGACAGTATCACCAGTTGGCCGCCTCGGGTTTCCTGAAGCTCCGCGGCGCGCTCTGCGGCGATGACCTGATCGGCTACAACGCCTTCTTCGTTCACGCCACGCTGCACCACGCCAGCACCCTTTGGGCGGTGAACGACGGCATCTTCCTCGACCCAGCCCACCGCAGGGGCGACACCGGAAAGAGGCTGATCACCGAGACGGAGGATGCCCTGAAGGAACTTGGCGTCCGCATCATCCTGTACTCGGTCAAGGACGATTTTGCTGGCAAACGCCAACGTGGTAATGCTGGCAGGCTGCTAGCCCGGCTGGGCTACCAGACGTTCGACCGTTCGTGGTCGAAGGTGTTGTGAGGGGTCCATGAGCAAGACCGGCAACGTCCCGAAGGCATACACCCCGACGTGGCAGGCCGGTGCGGACCAGAGCTACCAGGGTCTTGTCCAGAACGCGCTGCCGTGGGCCACGGCGCTGCCTGGCCAGGTCATCCCCGGCCTGAACAACGCGGCCCAGAACGTCGCCAACAATCCCTACTACCCCGGCGCCCAGAGCGGGGCGAACGACGTGTCGGCGATGGCCTCCGGGTCGGTCGCGCCGGCGATGTTCGACAACGCCCAGATGCTGAACAACCGTGGCCGGGACATGATGGCGTCGGGCGGCCTTTACTCGGATCCGGTCTTCTCCGGCGCCAACGCCGCCTATGGCCGCGGCTCCGTCCTGTCCGACCGCGCCGCCGACATGATCATGCCGGCGCTGGGTGACGCCTTCCAGATGGCCCCGGTCAACTACGCCTCGGGGATGAACAAGGCCAACAAGCTCTGGAACGAAACCCAGATGGCGATCCCCGGCCTGACGGGCGGGATGGATCGCGCGCATCAGATGCTGGACAACGGCTTCGATCCGCAGGGCGCCCTGTACGATCGTGAATTCCAGAAGATGCAGGATCAGCAGAACGCCATCAACGCCATGTACGGCGTGTCGAGCTCGCCCTACGGCGCGGGCGTGGCGGGCGATCAGGCGCGCAACTTCAACATCGACTGGCAGAACAACCAGCTTGGGCGTCAGCTGTCGGCGCTGCAGGGCTTCGGCAACTACCAGTCCGGCGTCACCGGCAACCTGACCAGCCTGCTGGGCACGGGCGCGCAGGGCTACACCGGCCTGAGCAACGCCGCGACCGGCCAGTACAACGACCTGATGAACAGCGGGACGGGTCGCGCCAACACCTTGATGAACTCGTCGTCGGCGATGATGAACCAGGGCGTGGACAATCAGCGCCAGGGCTACGCCACCGGCTTCGACATCGTGAACGGCGCCAACCGCGGCGCGACGGACCTGATGGGCGCCGCGAGCAACCATGCGGCTGATGGCCTGAACACGCTCTACACGTCCACCCAGCTGCCGTCGCAGACGTACCTGAACAACCAGCAGGCCCAGATCGCCGCGCTGCAGGCGCTGGCCGCCGGCGGCAACACCGCGCTGGGCCCGACGTCGGACATCGCCGCGCTGCTGTCGAACTACATGCGTCTCGGCCAGGGGGCGACGGCGCTGAACCAGCAGGCGTCCCAGATCAAGTCGCAGAACCAGGCCGGCTTCATGCAGGGGCTGGGAAGCCTCGTCGGCCAGTCGGGCATGTTCAACTCGCTGGCTGGCGGCAGTGGCGGCGGTTTCATGGACATGCTCGGCTCGATCATCGGGCCGCTGGTGGGGATGTCGCCCGAGGCGGCCGCGGCGCTCACCGCGTCCATGGGCCCCGTCGTGTCCGACCGCCGCGCCAAGGAAGGTCTGGTGCTGCTGCACCGTCGGCCGGACGGCGCCGGCGTCTACTCGTACCGCTACAAGGGCGAGGACGAACAGCGCATCGGGGTCATCGCGCAGGAGATTCGCAAGACCCGGCCTGACGTCGTGTCGCGGATGCCGAACGGCTACCTGGCCGTTGACTACGGGAAGCTGGCCGCATGAACCTGTCAGGTCTCGGATCCTTCACCACAGGGATGAACGAGGGCCTGTCGATGCAGGCCAAGATCGCGGCCCTGCGTCAGGCCCAGAACCAGCGTCGCGCCTCGTCGGCAGTCGGCCAGATGCTGCTGGCCGGAGCGGTGCCGTCAGGCGCCATGCCGGGCGGGATGGACGACGGCATGGGTGGCGGCGACATGCCCCAGCCTCCGATGCCGGGTGTGGCGTCGCTTCCGCGTGACGGTGCGCCGCCTCTGCCCGGCGCTGCGCCCCAGATGATGCCGGGCCAGCTGCCCGAGTCGTCCATGGACCTGGCCGCGGGGATGGACCCCACGGAGATGGGTTCGTTCGACAGCGCGCCCATGTTGCCCGCGCCGGCGTCGACACCGCAGATGCCGCCGCAGCCGACCGGCGCCGGCGGCGATCCCCTGTCCGGCGCGGCGGCCGGGACGGGCAATGTCCAGCATGACGCCGAGTCGACGATCCTGAACATCGCCCGCCAGTTGAAGGCTGCGAACCCCGACATCACGGCGGAACAGATGTTCGACGCCGTGAACCTGCACATCGAGCAGATGAAGGGCGTCCGCAACGACGTGAAGGACTACATGACCGCGCAGGTCGAAGTCCTGAAGGCCCAGACCCGCCTGCAGCAGACCCAGATGCGGGTCGAAGGGCAGGAGAACGTCGCCGGGATCAACGCCGGCGGGCGGGTTGATGCGGCCACGATCCGCGGTGACGCCGCCCGTGACGTCGCCAACATCACAGGCAACAGCCGGGAGAACGTCGCCGGGATCAACGCGCACAGCCGCGAAGCCGTGGCCGGCATGCTGGCGGACAACCGTATCGCCGTCGCCGAGATCGCCGCCAACAGTCGCGAGGTCATCGCCGCCACGGGCGCCGACGCGAAAATGTATGCGTCGAAGCAGGCGTATCGCGCCCGAGTGAACGCCGCTGCCCTTCAGATGGGTGTGACGCCCATTGCAGGTCCGCCACCCGCGACTCCTGCGCCTCGCACGGGTACTCCTGCGCCGACACCTAGTGGCGCTCCCGCCGCCCCTGCACGGGCTCCGGCGGCGCCGGCCGCCACCCGCTACAAGTCGGCCGACGATGTGAAGGCGGCCTATCAGGCCGGCAAGATCAGCCGCGAATCCGCCACGCAGATCCTGCGGACCCAATTCGGGATGAAGTAGATGCCGGGCGGGCCTCAGAACGCCGACGCGTTCCTGGGCGCGCCGACTGCTGACCAGTTCCTGGGATCACCCGCTGCGCCTGCGCCGGCACCGGCCAAGGCTCCGGCGTGGTCTCTAGACCTGATCCAGCAGCATGCAGGGCCGGGCACGATCACCAGCGCGAAGCGCAGCGCCAGCCGCAACGCCGCGGTGGGTGGGTCGCCGACGAGCTCCCACCTGACAGGCGATGCCTTCGACTTCGTGCCGAAGGATCGTGACACGGCGCGTGCCGCCAAGGCCCTGGCCGCCGCGGGCATCCCGTATGACCAGATCCTCGACGAGGGCGACCACGTCCACATCGGCTGGGGCCCGAAGATGCGGGGCCAGTTGAAGACCCGCGGGGCTGTACAGCAGACGGCCGACGCGTTCCTGGGCGCGACGAAGGACTTCGGCACGCGATATCTGGACACCGTAGGCAAGCGCGGCCGCGCCGGCGTGACGGCCATGAACGAAGGCGCCAACGAATTCCTCGGCGGCTTCGGGTTGACCGACGCCGGGCTGGTGACGGGGCCGCTGAAGATGATGGGCGGCGCCATAGAATCTGTGGCCGCTCCGGTGAGCGCCTATGCCACCGAGGCTGGCGGCCCGGCGTGGGAAGCCCTTGGCCGCGCCACCGGCAAGGTGCTCGACCGCAGTCAGTTGGGCGACGTCACGGACATCCTGGCGGGCTTCGCGGGTCCGGCGCCCAAGGGCCCGAAGGTTCCGCACACCTTCAAGGCTACGCCGGCCGACCTGGCCGACCTGGCCGAAGCCATTCCCGGCGAGGCGCGTGTCGTCGAACCGCCGGCCGCTGCCGCCCCTATCCGGCCGGCGCCGGCCGCGGCGGTCAGCGCTGATGAGTTCCTGAACTCCACGGCCGGCGCGGTGGAGCGTGGCAAGCGCGCCAAGGTGATGAACGCCGACGCGCAGGATCCGCTGGACGATGTGCTGTACGCGCCGCGCCAGCGGAAGCCCGGCACCATCTCGCTGCCGGAAACCCCGGCGGCCACACCGCCGAAGCAGGGGATCGTCGAGGGTGCCAAAGACTTGGCCGCATCGATTCAGGCCATCGCCGCTCCGGCCACGAAGGGCCTGGGTCAGGACAGCGCGCGGATCATCCGCCGCGCCGCCGCGCAGGGCGACCTGCAGTCGGCGCAGTCCGCCGCGCGCCTGCAGCGCTACGCCCAATTGACCGCGGAGATGCCCGTCGAGCAGCAGCGGGCGCTGGTCAACTACATCGAGAACCGATCCAGCGGCGCGAAGATCCCCGACCCGGGGCTGCAGGGCGTCGCCGACGACATCGCCAAGGTCAACGAGAGCTACCGCCAGCGGATCGAAGAGGTCATGGACGAAGGCGAGGGGCCGTCGTTCATCCGCGACTACTACACCCACATGTGGAAGGACGCGCCGCAGGTCGTCGAGGGGCGCATCCTCGCAGGTCGGCAGGGCTCTGGCCGCAACCTGAAGGCCCGCTCGATCCCCACCTTGCAAGAGGGGATTGACGCCGGGCTCACGCCGCTGACGGACAACCCCGTCGAGGCGACCATGATGTACGCCGACAACATGTCGAAGTATCTCGCGACGGTCGATGCCCAGCGCGAGATGGCCGACCTGGGCCTGTCGGGCTGGTTCGGGCCGGGGCAGGCGCCGGAAGGCTGGGTGAAGCTGAACGGCATCCGCACCGAGAAGCCGGGCCGGGTGATCGTGCAGGACGGCGAGACGGTCGCCATGCATCCCACCCAGAACCTGTACGCGCCGGCCGACGCCGCCCGGGTGTACAACAACTGGATCTCGAACGGCTTCGACCGCGGCGACCCGTCGAAGCTGTTCAACTTCGCGCGCAAGACGGCCAACGGCATGACCATGCTGAAGCTGGGCCTGTCGGCGTTCCACGCCACCACCATGGCGAACGAAGGCGTCGTCAGCGAGATCGCCCGCGGCTACCAGGCACTGTCCAAGGGCGACGTGGTGACGGGCGCCAAGGCCATGGCCGGTGCGCCGGCGGCGCCGATCACCCGCCTGATCCGCGGCCGGCGGATGACGAACGAACTGCTGGGCAAGAACATGCCCAAGGACGCCATGTCGGCGGCGATCAACGACGCCTACATCCGCTCCGGTGGCCGGGTTCGCATGGACCGCCTGTATCGGACCCGCGAGGAAGGCTCGCTCGCCAACGCCATCGGCAAGGACATCTCGACCTACCGCGACGCGCCCAGCGCCCAGCAGTTCATGCGCGTGCTGAAGAACGGCGAGTGGGCCCGCGAGCTCAAGGCGGCGGGGGAGCGCATCTACGGCCGGGACCGGCTGATGGTGGAGCGTTTCAAGGGCACGGTCGACCTGGCCGCCAACCTGATCCAGAGCACGGCCGCGCCGATGTTCGAGTACGCCATCCCGCGGCTCAAGCAGGGCGCCTTCGCGTCGACCATGGAAGACTGGCTGCGCACGCACCCGAACGCGTCGCAGGAGGCCATCGACGCGGCCGCCTATGGGATCAACCGTTCGATCGACAACCGCTTCGGGGAGATGGCCTGGGACAACCTGTTCTGGCACCGCTACCTGAAGCAGGCGTCGCAGCTGATGCTGCTGTCGCCGACCTGGAACATCGGCACGATCAACGAAATCGGCGGCGGTCTGCTGGACGTGCTGGGCCCGTCCGGCCGCGGCATGCTGAAGG